GGCGGTGGCTTTACTAGCTGAAATCAGATGGGAGAAAGAGCAAGAGAGCGAGGAAGAATAAATCTATGGCGAACTATCCTGCTTGGTCGTTGACCGAGTGGGGTAGTCTGTCCTAGAATTAGGCAGAGGGCGAAAGCCTCAGACGAAAGGTAAAACAATGACTACAAAAGAAAAGACTTGTGCTGAATTGGTGCAAGATAAAATGGCAGAGCGAGAGAGCGAGATTAAGGCGCTCCTCGATAACCCCGAAAGTGATTATAGCGATGACCCTGCGCTAGGTACCTCGACTAATCAAATTACTATCGTGACCCTATCTTGGGGCGGTCCAGCTGATTATCTTGAAATTACTTGGGATTATGAGGACGGAATTCAAAAGGTAATCTATCGCTATTCTGATTGGTTTGATACCGCTACTTTGTTAGTTGAGGAAGATAGTCCTCTCTATAAATATGCACAATTTGTTATTGACTATGAAGCGGAGCGCAGCCGATGATTATTCTACTAATGGCGCTATGCGCCACCCTTATAGGCGTAGGTATCGCCCTAATTCAGGACCCAATAGAGGAGGCAAGCAAGTGAAAGTAGCATATATTAAAGAGTTATTAGCACAATACTCTGATAATGAAGATTTGATGGTGGCTTGGAACGACCGAACACAATTTGAATATGTGTTAGATAACGAGCTACCTATTGAAATATGGACAGAAGCGGTCAGAATATTTGATTGTGCCGACCTGCAAGACTTTAACGACGAGTGCCACTCTATCGTGGTGGTAGCAAAGGATAAGGTGCAAGATAATGAGTAAATACATTGTAGATGTGAAAATTAAGGCTAATTTACGCGCCTTTATTGAACACGCAAGTGAAGCGGAAGCAATTAAGTCCGTATTAACTGAAATGTTTCCGACTATTCCAGATGAGCTTGGCGATTTTGTATTTGAGCTTCAGGATATTGGAGAAGTAGAAGCGACAGAGAGCGAGGACCAGGACTAATGAATAAAACACACACGCGTTGCGGAGAAACTATCTCTTTTAACGAAGTATCAGAGGGTTATTACGCACAATGCCCTAATTGTGATGAGGACTTATATTCATTTGAAACTGAGGAGGCAAGCAAATGAATAAATATATTGGCATAGATGACGGAGAGCAAGGTTTAATCTGTTTTGACTGCGCCTACAATAAAGAGATTAAAGGTTTACTCTTTACGCTAGATGCCTACCCTGACGGGTTTACTTGTGATGAGTGTTTTAATTCAATAGCAGATCAAGGTTATCAGAGTGAGGATTAGGACTAATGACTAAAGAAATACCTGTGGAAGTATATGAACAACTCTATGTATCCAATAGAGAGCTACTTAATACTGAGTTAGATAGCGTTGATATTGACTTTAATAAGGTCTATATGCGCTTTAATCGTATGATGAGTGCGCTTGAATATGTGGAGCAATATAAGCTGGAGCAAGCAAGGAGACATAAACTATGAGCGAGAAAGTTTATTATTGGTCAGACATAGCAGAATTAACTCACGCTACACAAGTGGCAGAGTTTAACTTCTGCCTATGTGAAGAGCAGGAAGAATTCCCTTATGATGACTGCCCTAGAGGGGAAGAGTAATGACCCTATGCTTAGAGTGTGATCGCTGGTATGCCGGCAGTTATTGGGCGCATATTTACTACGCCCATAAAGACGAGAGCGAGAGGGAAAGTTACTAATGAAATGTCCTAATTGTAGTAATTATGAAATTACAACTTTATCAGTTGGAAATATTAGTATGGATGTTTGTCCAGACCGCGAAAATTGTGGCTATGGTTGGTGGGATAGTGATTGGTATCAACAAGGGGGCCTTGATGGCTAGAAGCTGCCAATGCTGGAAAACCTACCAATGCCTACTATGTGAGGACATATCTACCGGCAGGGTAGTAATCAACGAAGAGGGAGAGGTCAAGAGGGTAGTGCGAGTATCTACTCCACGCACCTACACGCCTAGAGTAGTGGCTCAATGTGGAACTAGAGCAGGCTATAACAAGCATCGGCGAGAGGGAACTGCCACTTGTGCAGAGTGCCGCCAGGCACAAAGTAATTATGTAAATGAAATTCAAAAGAGAAAGAGAGCAAGTTAATGAACGATATACAAGAGTATGAGTTACGCACACAACTAACGCATAGCGAACAAGTTGAGCGATTTGGTTGGTGCATTTGTGAGGGTGGTCAAGGACATATATCAGAGGGGTGCAACAATGGGTAATATAGTGAGCTGGATACCAAAGCCTAGTAACCGGATAGTTATGTATGAGGTATTGGGTGAGAACGATAAGAGTGAGTTTGGATCAGAGAGTGTTAATGAAACGCTTGCTTGGTTTAATCGTAACCCTATGGGTAAGCGGATAGTAGTAACTAATTGGTTTGCTGATGATGAGGACGCGAGCCCGATAGGTGAGAGCATAGATGTAACTGCGCTGGTGCTTGCCTCTATCGCTAGTGGCAGGGGAAGAGCGTGAGCGAATATTTTGCTATGTTTTTAAATGGTCCAAAAGCAGGACACACAATTAAATTATCTGACCCCGTACCTGAGCAATACAATATGGCAATAGCTGTAATTACTTGTAATCATAGGCCTGATATGAGTGCGCCTTTTCTTAATATTACTTATAAAGTAAGTAAACATCACGAACGAGATGAGTATTTTCTTACTACTGATACAAATATAGATGAACTTGGTTATGTTTGTATGCAATGCCGTGAGGAAGCAAAGATTAAATACCGATTAGAAAAGATAAAAGATATCTTAAATGAAGATGAGGAAAATAATGAATATTAATCCAATATTAGCTGTATTCGCTATCATTGCGGTAGTATGGGTCATTATTGTAGTAGGAGAACTGCGTGACTGATGAGTTAAAGAGGAAGATAGCAAGCGCTGAGAATATGGCAGTGCGCCAACGTAACTACCGAAGAGCAAGAGATCGAGCGTTAGCTCGCTTGGCTCAGAACTATCGAGAGGAATATCTTGAGTACTTGGCAGAAGAGAAAGCGAAAGATGAGCAGGAGGGCAAGAGGTGGCATTACCATTCTAATAGTGATGTTGATTTGTGGTCTCTTGTTACCGGTAAAGCAGGTAAGAGTAGAAGAGATACCCCAGATATTTCACAAAACGAAAGCGACAATGAATGAAAAGAAACGTAATAAGAGTATCGCACTCGAGTATAGTCGTATCGCTTTCGGATATACGGCAAGAGAGAGAGCGTGCCTGCTCGCCCTTTGGACCCGTGAGAGCAGGTTTGACCAGCTCGCAGATAACCCAACATCAACAGCTTTCGGAATTGCTCAGTTGCTTGGAGAGAAAAGTAGAAATCCTGCAATCCAAATTCTTAGAGGACTTCGCTACATCGAGACCCGATACGGAGAACGAGGTGCTTGTACCGCTCTACGATTTCACGATAGATACGGATGGTATTAAATGAGAACAGGAGTTAGTTTATTTGCTGGCGTTGGTGGCTTTGACTTAGCTATGCAACGCAACGGAGTAGAGATAGTTGCAAGTGTGGAGATAGATAAGGCTTGCAATCAGGTACTCGCAAAACATTTTCCAAATGCAAAACAATTTACAGATATAACAGAAGTGAAAGGTAGTGATTTAATTGACGCAGGATTTAAATCAAGCGGAGGTATTATTACAGGAGGATTTCCCTGCCAAGACCTCTCAGTTGCTGGCAAAAGGGCTGGTCTTGCTGGCGAAAGAAGCGGGCTTTTCTGGCACGCTGCAAGAATTGTGGAAGAAACGCAAAGCGAATGGTTCATCATCGAAAACGTACCTGGTCTCTTATCCTCTAACGGAGGAAAGGACTTTGGAATTGTTCTCAGGACGATGGCCGAACTCGGGTATTCTATTGGATGGAGGATCCTTGATGCTCAACACTTCGGAGTTCCCCAGCGACGCAAAAGAATCTTCATCGTTGGCAGACGTGCTGGAGGAAACAGCCCCGCAGAAGTATTATTTAAGTCCGAAGGCTTGCGAAGGAATACTACGCAGAGCAAACAAGAGAGGCAAGACATTACCCGAACCACTACAACAGGCACTCGAAGCCCAATGCTCGGTTCAGGAAAAGATATAGCTAATACAATTCCAGCTGAGTTATATCATCACGGAACTGTAGTTAATCAAGACGCTAACAATGGACACGTAGTTATCTATGCTGACCCTGTTGGTACATTACAAGCCCGAGATTACAAGGGAGTAGGTAATCAGTATGTCGCAGAAAATAAACTTGTGGTTCAACAAGAGCCGACGAGCACAGAACCCTGATGACTATGAGACTTGGGTAGAGGGAGGAGTTGTACCTACTATGAACGCATTTGATAACGGAGATATCCGTGCAACTACATTGCTTGTCCGTATGAGAGAGGGCAAACCAGGTGGAGGTAAGGGTCCACTAATAAGTGAGGATAAGTCATTGACTATTGCAACTGCTAATGATCAGACACTACTACATAAACAACAGGTACGTAGGCTTACACCGCTAGAGTGTGAGAGGTTACAGGGTTTTCCTGATAACTGGACTGAGGGTCAGTCAGATACTAACCGATATAAACAAATGGGTAACGCTGTAGCTGTGCCTGTAGTGGAGTGGATTATTCAAAACATATGTGATACTATTTAAGGAGTAGAGAGAAACCTTTCAATCTACTCGTCGCGCAGAGAAACCCCTACGGCTTAAACCTTTCTCCGTAGGGGTTTTTACTTGTCTGTGCTATACCAACCCTTACCACGAAACTCAATAGCAGGAGCATTATAGATACGTCTTAGCTTTGCACCGCAGGTAGCGCAAGCATACTCACCCTCTGGCTCAGAGATACTACGCTCTATCTCTATTACTTCCCCATCACCAGGACATTCATATTGATAAATCATCTTTAATAAACTTCTTTCGGATAGCAAAAGCTGTGCCTTTCCAATTAGCACGCCAAGTATCTATCATCTCAGCAGGTATTTCAAGATAAGTATAATCACACATCCACTCTAGGTATGCAGCAATCTCTTCTGCTGTTTGATTTCTAATCTCTTGTTCATTCATAATTGTTTACCATCCTTTATATGCAGATAGCCTACCACTTTAGTCTTATTACCACGATAGTTAAACTCTGTATTCTGAGGAAGCCAACGATCTTCCCACTCAGGTTCAGGCATAACGTTTAA